AGTTTTGCATTCCGTGATGTTTGGGAAAGTTTGTATCAGAATATTAATTTACTGTTTATTGATGAACTTATAGACAGTGGCATGGATACTGCTGGTGTAGAAAATTCACTAAGTGTCCTTAAGAAGATGGCACGAGAGCGTAGCAAGAACATTTATCTTATCTCACACAAAGACGAATTGATTGGAAGAGTTAATCATGTGTTGCGTGTTGTAAAAGAAAATGGCTTTACAAGTTACGCAAATGACTTGGAGGTTGTAGAATGATAGAAGAAGATGATGCCCATGACTTGCTTGTAAAAGCATATCTAGCATATTTTTCAGCAAATGAAAAATTTGAACAGCGAAATAGTGTACGAACACATCGAACAGTTCGAAAATGTTTACGAGAAATTCGTACATTAGCAAAAGAACGTGCAGATGAAATACATATTCATCACACTACAACAAGAGAAACCAGAACTTAGGCATAAACAATTTAGGCACCGGTAAGTATACTCATGCAGTGGACTTACGAAGGTAAAACAATAGACACAATACCAGACGAGTATGAAGGCTTTGTTTATCTTATTACCAACACCACTACAGGTCAAAAATACATAGGCAAGAAACTAGCAAAATTTAAAACTACTAAGCCACCACTTAAAGGCAAGAAAAATAAAAGACGCGGCACAAAAGAATCAGACTGGAGAGATTATTATGGATCCAGTGATAGACTGAACGCAGACGTTGCAGCACTAGGCTCAGATAAGTTTACAAGAGAAATACTATACCTATGTAAAGGTAGGGGCGAAATGTCCTACATAGAGGCAAGAGAACAGTTTGATCGCAGAGTACTTGAAACAGATGAATACTATAATGGTATTATAAATGTTAGAGTCGGCGGATCAGACAAACTCAAACAGGCATTGCTAGAACATCACATACAGGCAAAACATTCCAACACATAAGGTTAGCGGGCCGGTTTAATAATACCGCTGTGGAAAAAGCTCTCGTATAGAAGCACACGTAACATATTGATCGACTACCCAGAGGTAGGAAGCCACCAAACAAATTGGGCTCACTGGTTGATATAGATTGTTTTGTTGGCAGTCGAAAAACACAACATAGTTCATAAAAACCCTTTAGCAATAGGAACGAAGCGGGGGAATATTGTTACATATAATGTACATTGTATATTATAAGCAACATAATGTCGACGGAGGACGGGAAAGGTCAGAGCCCATTGAACTTGTGTATAAAAAATTACCTCTTTCCAATGTCTCGGCTGTGCAGACTCACATGAAGTTGCCAAAAAAGACGACGGGGCTAGAAATAGTTCCGTCTGACTAAACAATCTACATGAAATTAATACTTTATTACATTCGTAATAAAGCAATATAATTATATATTAATCATTCACTTATACGAAGTATATGTAGTTTGAGCGTAAGCGATAACTTGTATTAACGAAGTTAATACACTAACTATTAAAAAATAATAAATACACTATAATTGATATTAAGGAATAATCACGATGAAGATCTCTGAGTTTACAGACAACAGTCACATTGATGAACTAGATGCTGCTGATGTAGGAAATGCTGCTGGTAAAGCAACTAGATCTGTTGGAACTGGTGCTAAAAAAGTTGTAGGTGCTGTTGGGTCTGGCATAAAAAACTTTGCCAAAGGTTTTGCAAGTGGTGTTGCTGGTAAAGTTGCACCTGCAAATCCTCAACTCAAGTCTATCAAATCGAGTATTGCAGCACTTAATCCTAAACAACAGGCAGCACTAAGAAAACAACTTGCTAAGAAAGCAGGAGTAGCATAATGCAAACAACAGAATTTAAACAGCGTACCTTGATAACAGAACAAGTAACCTATATATTATGGGAAAGTGCTGGTCGTAAGATTATTGAGGCACAACTTACTCCAGATCAAATTAGTCAATTGTTTACCGATGTTGAGCAAGGTACTAGTGCTGCCGGCGGCAACAGAACAATGGTTGGCAAAGGCAAAGATGCTGCTGGTGCAGTCAACAAAGCTTGGGCCGAGCTAAAGTCTAAAATACAAGATTCAGCTCCGATTAAAAACGTAGACGCTATGTACGATCAAGCTGTTGAAAAACTTAAAGACGCAACCGGCGGCGATGAAGGAATAGACAAGTATATACAAAAATATCGCGCATTTGCTAAAAAACATCCTATGGCGCAAAGTTTTGTTTATGCTGCACTAATTGCTGGCGCAGGTATTAGTGGTGCAGGAGCAGGCGGAGCAGCAGCGTTAGGATTATTCAAGCTAACTGATAAACTACTGCAAGGTGAAAAATTTAGTAGTGCTGCTTACAGTGGCGCCAAGACTGGTGCATTAGCTTACGGCGCAGCCAAACTTGCTGACTATGTTAGAGGCGATACTAAAGTAACAACAACGCAAACTACAACGTCAAGTTCTGTAGGCGGCGGTGAGGCTCCTACTAAGGCTGATTTTTCTAATAAAATTGCTCCAAGCGGACAAGCAAGTGCAATAGATTCTGCTGTAAGCAATATTTCTAATCCATTGAAATTTGGCGGTTCAGCAGCCTTTGATAAAGACGCAATATTAGATATTGCTGCAAAAGCAGGCGATGAATTTGATATTAAAGATAAAGTAATGAATTATCTAATAGATCAGCCACAATATGCTACTGTTGGTAATCCAGGTACGTTTGGTGATCAAATCAATAATCTTATTGATGCTGGGTTGAAAGGAAAAGGTCCTTTTTCTGTATTAGCAAAGACAGCAAGTGAAAGTATTAACTTTAACCCAATTCAAATTGAAACTATTATTGAATGGTGCGATCTAACACCTGCTGTTATGCTAACAGAAGGTCCAATGGATGCAATTAAAAAAGGTGCAAGTGCAGTAGGCGGAGCAGTTAAAAAAGGAGCAGCGGCTGTAGGTGCTAAAGCAGCAAAGGTTGGCAAGAACATGACAACCAAAGTTACTGCTGACAAACTAAACAAAGCATGGATAAAAGCAGGCAAGCCAACTGATAGTGATGCTATTGCAAACATTCTTAGACAGCAAGGTGTAAGTGATCAAGTATTGGCACCAGTATACAAACAAATGGGTGCAAAACTTCCAGCAGCACCTAAAGCAGTTGCGCCAGGAGCAGCACCAGGACAAACAGCAGCACCAGGAGCAAAGCCAGCAGCATCTACTACAATGGACTTTAAAGGTATACAGCAGGCAGTTACAAAATTAAGTCCGCAAGATGCTAAAGCACTTGTTACACATATTGATTCATTAGATAGCAAAACAGCAACGCCTAACACAGCAGCAAAACCTGCACAAGCAAAGGTAGCACCAACATCTAAACCAGCAGCACAAGACGCTACAGCAGCTCCTACGGCACCAGGACAAGCACCAGCAGCGCCTAACAAAAATGCAGCAGCAGGTGACACTTTTGAAAAAGCCAAAGGTGACATCCGTAAAGTACAAGGTGGTCAAAAACCTATGCCACCAAAGACAGCAGCCACTATTGCAAGTGACCTTGCTAAATTAGCAAAAGGTGATAAAGAAAGTGGAGTTGCAGCAGCACAAAAGATTATGACTTTTGCTAAAGCAGGTGTTGATGTTAGCAAGCAACAGCAAGCATGGATTGGAAATGCTAAAGCAGGTGAGAGATTCCTAACACAAAGTGTTTACTTTGAAATTACTAAGATGTTAAAAGAGAATAATTTAAGTTGGAGTGATTTGGGTATGCGTGTACATTTGTTAGAAGGCACTAACAAAATGTTTGGAATTAGTTTAATTTAAAAGAAAGGGAGACCACTTTTCTTAGTAGTCTCCATATTTTCTTTAACAATATCATTAATTAACATTTTATCTTCGTGAGATAAATTGTATGCTTCGTCAATAGTTACTCCGCCGCGCATGTACCAACAGATTTTTAAAAGTTCACTTTTAAGTTGTTTCTGTTCGCCTTCCATGCGCTTGACTTCTTCTAGGATCTCAGGTACGCTCCACGCTAAGATCCTTATGCGAAAAAATTTGATTGATCAAAGGTAATCGGCACTTCCCAAGTTGCAGGAGCACCAGCAGCAATATCTTCGTCACTTGATTTAACAGGCATCGGCGCAACTTGAAACTTAGATTTTTGTATATCTAAGTGATCAGTTATCGAAGTATAAAAGTTTTTATCAGCATTATTAATAAACTCATCAATGTGAGCGATATTAGAAACTACGTCATCGCCAATTGATATCGAAACAATACTTCTTGAAAGTGTAGTAACTGTTAAGTCTGTTAGTTTTTTAAAACTAACATTAAATTTTGCTAGTTTTTCAGTATCGGGAATTTCGTCATTGTTAACAATTGAAAAAATTCTCTGTTCTTCAAAAGTTTTTAAACTAGCGTCGGTAAATTCTTTGTAAGACAACGGACGCAATAATACTTTCATATTTTCTACAGTTATATTATCTTCATACTCAACAGTGACCATTTTATTTAGAATTTGCCTTAGGTCTACGTCAAATTTGCGATCTTCTCCGGTTCCTGGAACCTTTGTAGTAATTTCTAATATATCTCCGTATGTTGCAATTCTTATAGCAACTAATACAGCATCGAGATCAATACTAGGCATGTGCCACGGATTAACAATACTAGGCACACAACTTTTAATCATGTCGACAGTTGCTTGTCCGTTAAGCAATGCATCTGGTGTTTTCATTGACAACTCATCTTTTGCTGTCATTGCATAAACAGGATATTCACCTGTTTCTGGAACAGATAATGCATCAGTAGGATAATATTTTCCTTTGCTTGGCAATGTAATAAACACTTTAGGCTGTCTAAAGTATTTTCTTAATGGATTTTGCTCCATATTTCCCGAAAACTCTTGCGGGTTAAATTCTGACATGTTGTTCTCCGTATAAATACAATGTATAAAGTATGTATCATTTATATTTATGTGCGTAGTTAACTTGGAAAACAAATAGTGGCAGAAAATGTAGATATCGGCAATGTTGGCGGCGATGGTGTAGCAAGCGAAGTAACTCTTGCTCGCTTGACTGCGACTATGGAGTTAATGGCTAAGAAAAAAGGCGTTAATCCTGCTGACATTACTAAGAAGATGCAGCAAGTAATGGATGCATCTTCTAAAGTTATAAAAGAAAATAAAGAAGCTACACAAGATCAAACTAAAGAAGTTGATAAGTCGACAAAGAGTCTAGGAAGGTTTAGTAAAGGACTATTAGGCATAGTAGGTAGCTTTGGCGGCGCTTTGAAGACTTCTGCATTGAACTTAGCTGGTGCGTTTATGACCAGCGAAGGCAAACTAACAGATTTTACAGATCATTTGCCACTTATTGGCGGCGTCCTTAGTCCTCTAGTTGGGCTAATAGATCAAAATGTTGACAGCTTTAGAGCACTTTCAAATGTTGGCGCACAGTTTGGAGATGGTTTAAACGATATTAGAAGAACTGCAACAGAAGCAGGTATGCCATTAAGTCAATTTACACAATTGGTTGGAGAAAATGCAGATCGTATGCGTTACTTTGGTGCAACTACGGCACAAGGCTCTGCAAACTTTGCTAGAATGTCTAAGCAACTCAGAGATGGACCTGGTAGGGCATTTATGAATATGGGTTTTACTGCCATGGAACTTAATGAAGGATTACTTGATTACGCAGAATTTACTGGCACACTAATGAATTCTGAACGTCGAATGAACGGTATGTCTACTAAAGGTGCAACAGATTACTTAGACGTGGTAAACGATCTTGCAAGAGTAACAGGAAAACGCAGAGATCAAATCAAAGAAGAATTAAATGCAGCCGGTGCTGATGCAAGAGCAAGATTAGCAATGAGTCAAATGGACGAAAAGCAAGCTCTTCAATTTGCTGCTGGATTACAAACAGCCGGAAATGCATCAGCAGCAATGAAAGAAGCTATGATTGATATGTCAGACGGTGTTGCTAATAATCCGATGACAGCTCAGCTTAGTGCAATGAGTGAAGAATTTAGAACTCGCGCAGCTGATTTTAAAAATATGGACGCAGGCGAACAAAATAATTTCCTAGCAGCCGTTAAACGAGATATAGATGCAAGAGCCGAACAGATGGGCGATACTACTGTACAAGGTTTGATAGGCGTCGGCGGCGTTATGGGCGATGTTTTTCAAGCGGCTGCTGATATGAGAACAATGGTGTTTAAAGATTCCGACGCTCTTGCAGCTGATGCAGCAGCAGCAGCCAAGCAGTCGCAAATTGACGGTGGCATACTCCAATTTAGTGAAACATTAAATAAAATAAGATCTAACTTTATGGCTGTATTAACTGATGAAATACACGGACCAGATGGCAACAAAGAATCAATCTTAGGAATGTTCACAGAAGGAATATCCGCAGCAGGCGAATCTTTAATGAAATTTATCGAAACTGATGGATTTGCTCTTATAACATCTGCCTTAACAGATTTAGCAACGGTCTTCTCAACATTTATGCAAGATATTAAAGATTTTGGATTTATTTCTGCATTGTTTGGAGGGGAAAAAGAAGTACCAGGAGGTCCTGGAGGTTCGCAAACTGTTGAAACTAAAGGGTTGTTTGGAAATCTATTCAGTACAATTGGCGACGAAGACGGTCCAATTATGAAAATGTTCAACAACGTAATGGACGTTGTAGTGGAAAAAGTTATACCTCCACTAACGCAAGTTTTAATCGATGCAGTTTCTGCAATGTGGGACGGAATCAAAAGCGGCTTTAATATTAGCTGGGATGATATTTTCATTGGAGGTATAGCAGGTCTTGGTTTATTAATTGCTGCTCCGATTATCGGCATACCTGGTGCACTTGCTGCGGCTGTTATAGCAGTTATTGGATACGATAAATTAGTAGAAAGTCTTGGAGTAGTATGGGATTCAATCACAGGAGTATGGACTGGCATTACAACTTGGTGGGACAATTTAGACTTTATGACTCCGATAAGTGATGCATGGGATGCTATAACAGGATTCTTTGATTTCGGCGAAGAAGGATTTAGTATATCTGCGCTATTTGGTAAAGCATGGGACACTGTAACTGGATTCTTTAGCTTTGGCGAAGGCGAAGCAGCATATTCAATTTCAGGCATTGCTTCTGGTGTATGGGAAACTGTAAAAGGCTGGTTTAGCTTTGACAATTTTGAATTTCCAAGTATAACTGGTTTGTTTGATAACGTTTGGGAAAAACTTACAGGATTCTTTGACTTTGATTTTGAGCTACCTAGTTTTAAATCATTCCTACCAGCATGGATGGGCGGCAGCGACGAGTCTACCGATATAACAGTAGATGCTAGTCCAGCTGCTGATGGTGCAAACGCACTAATGGATACACAAACTGCGATGGCAAGTTTTGCAAATATAGAAGGTTTAGAAAATAATCTTAATGCAATTAAAAATGGACTTGACATAGACGGAGTTACCAGTTATACTGAAGCTATGAAGCAGTTAGTTGCAGTTCTTGAAGAGTTAAATGCCGAACTTAATAAAGATAATTACACAGGCTACGGCAACGGAACTAATGCAGGAACAGTAGTTGATAAAATGCAAACAATCGGAAGCGGCGGTGGTGGCAGCAGTGAAGAGTTAAATAACACTATGCAACAAGTATTAGCAGTTTTATCTTCTATTAGAACTGGCACTGATCTCACAGCCAATAATACTAGAAATATAGTTGGAAGTAATTTAGCACGTAGTAGTGTAAGTAATATTGGTTAAAGACAAGAGGAAAAATACATGAGTTGGAAAAAACATTTTACACCAGTGGCAACAGGTGATAATCAAAGCGGAAGCTACAGTCCATTTTCAAGCCGTGGCAACGGCAATATGGCTGGTCCTGCTCGTTCCAACTATAGCTCATACTTGCCTGATGTATATGTAGGTTCGCCAAACAGAGTTGAACGCTACGGTCAATATAACACAATGGATCAAGACAGTGAAGTTAATGCTGCCCTTGATATCCTTGCTGAGTTTTGTACACAGAAAAACGGAGCAAACAACACACCTTTCCTTGTAGACTATCGCGGCGAGAAAGCAACCAACAGTGAAATTAATATTATCGGGCAGTATCTACAACAGTGGAATAAACTGCAAAGTTTTGAAACAAAGATATTTAGAATACTACGTAACGTATTTAAAATGGGAGATCAATTTTTCCTAAGAGATCCAGAAACTAAAAAATGGTTTCATGTTGATCCTGCAAACGTCACTCGTATCATTGTAAATGAATCAGAAGGTAAGACTCCTGAGCAGTATGTTATTAAGAATGTAAACTTTAACTTTAAAGACGGCATTGCAACAACACCATATGTAAACAACGGTAATATGAGTCCTGCAGGCGGCGGACAATATCAATCATCTAGTTCTGCAGGCGGTGCAAAAGGCATGTTAGGGCCAACCGGCGGCATGAGTGGAAGTCGCTTTAGTACTGACGATTCAGAATTTACTGTAGATGCAGAACATGTTGTACATTTAAGTTTATCAGAAGGATTAGACAACAACTATCCGTTTGGTAATAGTTTACTTGAAACTATCTTTAAAGTATACAAGCAAAAAGAATTATTAGAAGACGCAATTATTATATATCGTGTACAACGTGCTCCAGAGCGCAGAGTATTCTACGTTGATGTGGGCAACATGCCATCACACCTTGCTATGCAGTTTGTGGAGCGTGTTAAGACGGAAATACACCAGAGACGAATCCCATCGTCGACAGGGGGTGGTGCTAATGTTATAGACAGTTCATACAATCCTTTGTCAATCAACGAAGACTACTTCTTTCCGCAAACTGCTGAAGGACGCGGTTCTAAAGTTGAAACACTTCCTGGCGGTACTAACCTTGGAGAAATTGATGACCTTAGATATTTTACTAATAAGCTCGTACGTGGTTTACGAATCCCTAGCAGCTATCTACCAACCGGGGCTGACGACAGTGCTTCTCAATACAATGACGGACGAGTCGGCACAGCCTACATACAAGAACTAAGGTTTAACACTTATTGCGAAAGACTACAAAACTTAATTGTTGAAGAGTTTGATACAGAGTTTAAACGTTACTTGTTAGAAAAAGGTGTAAACATTGATACTGCAATGTTTGATCTTAAATTCCAACCACCACAGAACTTTGCAAGTTACAGACAAGCTGAGATTGATAATGCTCGTGTACCAACATACACGCAAATGAGTGCTATTCCTTATATGTCTAATAGATTTGCAATGAAACGATTCTTGGGTATGAGTGACGAAGAGATTGCAGAGAACGAACGTATGTGGCGAGAAGAGAATGAAGACAATCTAGAGCCAATGCCAGGCGATGCAAGTGCAGAAATGCGTGACGCAGGTATTAGTAGTGCAGGCATTGGAGCAGACTTGGGTGGTATAGAAGACGACGCTCCGGAAGGACTTGGCGGCGAAGACGGCGGTGATACTACAGCGCCTGATACGGTTACTGGAGACACACTCGGTGCTCCGGCAGCAGGAACTGAGCAAACGATATAAATACAATATGATACTAAGAGAATTATTTTATCACGACCGTGAAACTGTTGAATTTGTAGACGATAAACGCTACGAAGCAGACTATGACGATTCGCCTATGCAAAAAGACGATACTCGTAAAACAAGATTGACTCTTAGTCAAATCAATCGTATCCGCAAAGCATCTGAGCTACATACAGAAGAGAAGCGTGAGGAACAAGAGTTCGTCAAACAAATGTATGGTATAGCAGCAAACGCAGAGGCAGGCGGAGTATAACTATTGACTAAAACAGCTTTTGTGCTAGGTAATGGCACTAGTCGTAAATCAATTAACCTAGAACAACTAAAAACTAAAGGAACTGTATATGGCTGCAATGCACTATATAGAGAGTTTGAACCTGATTACTTAGTTGCAGTTGATACAAAAATGATTCTTGAAATTAACAAAGCAGGATATCAGCACGGACATAGTGTATGGACTAACGCCAATCGGTCTTACCATCAAATGAATGGATTTAATTTTTTTAATCCGTCAAAGGGGTGGAGTAGCGGTCCTACAGCATTATGGCTTGCAAGTACACATAATACAACTGATATCTATATACTAGGATTTGATTATCAAGGTATAGATGATAAAATAAACAATATATATGCCGGAACGCCTAATTATAAAAAAACTTACGAGCGTGCAACGTTTCACGGTAATTGGCTTAAACAAACTATGATTACTTGTCAAAAATATTCACAAAAAAGATATATACGAGTAGTGCAGGAAAATGCATTTATACCAAGAGAGTTCGAAAAACTTAACAATTTAACCCATATTACAGTTGAAGAATTTAAAAAATCCTTCGATATTTTGTAATCTATTCTAAAACGGCTCGTTATGAGCCTATTTCTACATACTTTTCTGTATAAATAGTAAATACAATATGACAGCCCAACACAGGCGTATGTGCTATGCATGTACATGTGTAAACTAAAACATTTATAGGAGTTAAACAATGTCAGATCAAAATAAATTTGAACAAATGCTAGAGCTACTTGTCAACGAAGACAAAGCAGCAGCACAAGAATTATTTCACGAGATCGTAGTTGAGAAATCACGCGATATCTATGAGTCACTACTAGAAGACGAAGCAGAAGTTGATGAAGCTGATGACGAAGCAGTAGATGAGTCAGACGAAGACCTAGACGAAGCAGACGACGAAGAAGTAGATGAGTCAGACGAAGATCTAGACGAAAACTTTGAGTTAGACACAATGAGTGTTGAAGCAGACGACGACATGGGACCAATGGACCAGACAGGCGACTTAGCTAATGACTTAGGTATGGACATGGACGACGAAGGTGAAGAAGACGAAGGTGAAGAAGGCGATGTTGAAGATCGTGTAGAAGACCTAGAAGACGCACTAGACGACCTTAAAGCAGAATTTGAAAAAATGATGGCTGGTGACGACGATGGCGAAGAAGCTGACGACGATGCAGACGACATGGACATGGATGCAGACGACGAAGAAGAAGCTGAAGAAGAAGCAATGGCTTTTGAAACAACTGATGAAGAAGTTGAAGAAGCAGCAGACGAAGAAGTTGAAGAAGGCGAAAAGTCAGCAAGCGAAACAATGCGTGAATACGTAGAAAAAGTAAGTGCAACAATGGGCGACAATGGTGCAAATACTAAAAGTGCAACAGCTACTCCAAACGATATGGGCGGAACTGCTGCAAACTTAGCACAAGGTGCAGATGAAAAAGGCGGCAACGCTGATTCAGCTAAAGAAGATAACGCAGGCAACGTAAATGTTCCAGGCGCAAAAGCTGCAAAATCAAATACACCAAATGCTAAAGGCCATGGCGCAGAGAAAAAAGGCGCTGGCGAAACTGCTGACAACAAAAAATCTGTTGTGGGCAAATAAGAAGCGATAGTAGGGAATTTTGATGAGAAACTTACAAGAGCATTTGACATTCGACCAAGCTAATATAGTGCTTGAGAATGCCAACGAAGGAAAAGACCTTTATTTAAAAGGTATTATGATCCAAGGTGGTGTTCGCAACGCTAATCAGCGAGTGTATCCTGTGAATGAAATAGGCAGGGCTGTCAAAACGCTTAATGATCAAATTAGCGGAGGATACAGTGTTCTCGGAGAAGTTGATCATCCAGAAGGACTTAATATCAATATTGATCGTGTAAGCCATATGATTACGGAAACGTGGATGGATGGTGATAACGGTTACGGCAAGATGAAGATTTTACCAACACCGATGGGGAACCTAGTTAAAACGATGCTTGAAGCAGGCGTTAAACTAGGCGTCTCGTCACGTGGTAGCGGTAATGTAGCAGAAGACGGCAGTAATACCGTTTCTGACTTTGAAATAATCACTGTGGACGTTGTGGCTCAGCCTAGCGCCCCTGGTGCATACCCCACAGCAATTTATGAAAATTTAATGAATACACGTGGCGGAATGAAGGCATGGGAACTAGCACAGGCAACTAAACACGACACAAAGGCACAAAAGTATCTTAAGGAATCACTGATTAACATAATCAGTAAACTCCAATGAAACAGGAGAATGTAATGATAGATGCACTAAAAACTCTATTTGAAAATGACGTTGTTTCAACTGAAATTAGAGATCAAATTGAAGAGGCTTGGACGCAAAAGATTCAGGAAAACAAAATGCAGGCAACTGCTGAGTTACGTGAAGAGTTTGCACAAAAGTATGAGCACGATAAGTCAACTATGGTTGAAGCTATCGACTCAATGCTTTCTGAGCGTCTTGCTGAAGAGATTGCAGAGTTTGTGGATGACCGCAAACAGCTCGCAGAAGCAAAAGCAAAATATGCTGTTGCCCAACGTGAAAATGCAGATCTACTGAAGGGTTTCGTTGCTGAGAACTTAGCAAGCGAAATTAAAGAATTAAGAGCAGACAAGAAAGCAATGGCTGAATCATATGCCAAGCTTGAAGAGTTTGTTGTTGAGTCTCTAGCAGGTGAAATTGCAGAATTCAATGAAGACAAGAAAGACTTAGCTGAAACAAAAGTACGTTTAGTACGTGAAGCTAAAACACACTTCGCTAAAGTTAAAACTAACTTTATCGAAAGAAGTGCTACAGCAGTATCTGAAATGGTTGGCAAATCACTTAAAAGTGAAATCCATGCATTGAAAGAAGATATTGACGCAGCACGAAGCAACGACTTTGGTCGTAAGATATTTGAAGCATTTGCTAATGAGTATACAACTTCGCACTTGAATGAAAATTCAGAAGTTAACAAGCTTATGAGCGTACTTGCTGCAAAGGACAAGCAATTAGTAGAAGCTAAAACTTTTGCTACTAAAGCTAAAACACTTGCAGAATCAGCAAACAAAGAGAAATCTCGTTTAGTTGAGTCAGCAAAGAGAACTAAGATTATGACTTCATTGATTTCGCCACTAGGCAAAGATCAAAGAGAGATTATGACAGACTTACTGGAATCAGTACAAACCGATAGACTTCAAAAATCTTTTGACAAGTACTTACCATCAGTTATTGACGGCAATACTCCAGCAAAGCGTAAGGCACCCCTTACTGAAGGCAAAGAAATCACAGGCAACCGTACGGAACAACCAAAAATGACAACTAAAGCAGACGAACCAAACAACAATGTATTAGACATTCGTCGTCTTGCTGGATTAAATTAAGGAGATTATGATGTCAGAACTACTAGAATCACGCTGGGTAGACACCAAAAACGCACTTCTTGAAGGCCTGCAAGGCAACAAGAAATCTGTTATGGCTGCTACACTAGAAAACACTCGCAGATATTTGTCAGAGAGTGCAACAGCAGGCGCAACTTCAGCAGGTAACGTAGCTACACTTAACCGTGTAATCCTACCAGTTATCCGTCGTGTTATGCCAACAGTTATTGCTAACGAATTAGTTGGTGTACAACCAATGACTGGACCAGTTGGTCAAATCCACACACTACGTGTACGTTATTCAGATACTATGAATGACACATCAGCAGGCAACACTGATACTACAGCAGGCGAAGAGGCTCTAAGCCCATTCAAAATTGCTGAAGCATATTCAGGTGATGCTGCAACTGCTAAAGCTGCAACTACTGCTGCTCTAGAAGGTGCTGCTGGACGTAAAATGTCAATTCAAATCTTGAAGCAGACAGTAGAAGCTAAGACACGTAAGTTGTCAGCTCGCTGGACGTTTGAAGCTGCACAAGACGCACAGTCTATGCACGGTATTGATGTTGAAGCAGAAATCATGGCAGCTCTTGCACAAGAGATTACTGCTGAGATTGACCAAGAAGTAATTGGTTCACTAATAACGTTGAGTGGCGCTGCTGCACAAAGTTATGACCAAACAGCCGTAAGTGGTACAGCTACTTTCGTAGGTGACGAGCATGCTGCACTAGCAGTACAAATCAACCGCGTAAGTAACTTGATTGCACAACGTACACGTCGTGGCGCAGGTAACTGGGCAGTGGTATCACCATTTGCACTAACTATCCTACAGTCTGCTACTACAAGTGCATTTGCACGTACTACAGAAGGTACTTTTGAAGCACCAACAAACACAAAAATGGTTGGTACTTTGAACAACGCAATGAAAGTATATGTTAACACATATGCAGCTGACACAGCACCAGTGCTAATCGGCTACAAAGGTTCAAGCGAATCAGATGCAGCGGCATTCTATTGCCCATACATCCCGCTAATGAGCTCAGGCGTTGTGCTTGACCCAACATCATTCGAACCAACAGTGTCATTTATGACACGTTACGGATATGTTGAGTTAAACAACACTGCTTCATCGCTTGGTAACGCAGCTGATTACTTAGGTAATGTTTCAATTGAAGCTGGCGTAACTTTTAGCTAAACTTTAGTTAAAATAGTAAACTATAAAAAGGGCTCCTTAGAGGGCCCTTTTTTATGACTCGAGTAAACTTTGATAAATACTTGTGTCAATAATCGTGCCGTACTTACGGACTTATGCAGAAATGACCCACTGCGTAAACCTAGAACGTTTTAAAGGAGAAAACAAATGGGAAGACCACTTAATAAAAGATTTTTCGGAACACCAACAGCCGATGGCAATGAAATTAAAGTACAGTTCTTTAACGGAACTGGATCAGTAAACGGCTGGATCGTTAAGCAACTTGGATCAAAGAAATTCCGTTGCACAGATGGAACAGCAGTAAAAGATTGTTTCTTAGTAGACAAATCAGCTGCTGACGGCGACACACCAGCAGCAGTTGTAGCAGGTGAAATGACTATCACAGTCAAAGACGATGCTGGTGCGCTAAAGCAAGTTACTAAAATTTCAGGTCGTATGGTAACACTAGACTCGGGCGACAAAATTGCTTGGAACTTCAGTGCTGCAACTGATGACAATGCAGTTGAAATGGAAGAAGCTGGTACAGATGATGCATTTACTGGTGCAGACGACTTCGAAGTTGACGGCGACTAAGATTAGTTTGGGGGATTAATTTCCCCCATACTTTTTATATAGGAATAAAGAATGTCAAAATATTTAAACGTACCAAATGGAAATTACAAAGTATCTGTACAAACAGGTGGCACTATCTTTTTGGATACAGGGTTTGAGACAGGCACTGTTGAAATTTCCGGAAACTTATTAGTTAAAGGTGATCAAACAACTGTTAACACGGCCCAATTAGATATTGAAGATAATATTATTACACTAAACAGCGGTGAAACTGGCGCTGGCATTACGCTTGGCGATTCGGGAATTAGAATTAATCGCGGCACACTACCTGATTCATTTTTTAAATACGATGAAGATGTTGCTGGATTTATAGCAATCGATGAAGCAAGTCAATTAATATCATTAGCAACAAATAAAATTGACTCAAGAAGTCAAAACTTATTATTAAATGCAGGAACTAGCACAGTTAATGTATCACCTACTGTAGACTATGAACGAAAAGTATTTACATACGATGGATTCGGTGAACTAACTGGATATAATGTAGCAAAAGCAGATGTAATACCAAACGCACAAGCTGTAGTTGATTACGTTGCATTTAATTTTGCAAATGTTTTCTTGCGCCAAATTGGTGACGGTGTTTTAAGTGTTAGTAGTATTACAATCGATGATGAAGAAAATACAGGTGTAGATAGTGTAATTAAATTTGCTATTGACGGTAACACAGTAAGTCAATTGTATGCTGATCGTTGGGAATTTGATGAAATTAGATTTGCAGGATCAACAATTGAAACTATTTCAAGTAATGAAGATTTAGTTTTAAAATCTTCAGGCATAGGTAGTATTAGAATAGACGATACACTGCATTTAAATCGTGTACCGAGTGCCGGCGATCCAAGTTTAGAACCGTCGCAACCATTAGACGGAACAAAGATTTATGTAGCTGATCAGTATACAGGTAAATCAGGATTATTTTTTACCAACGATCAAGGCAACAGAGACGAATTAGTAAGTAAGAATAGAGCACTCCTTTTCGGAATGTTATTTTAAGGATAAGAAATGGCAATAGTAAATCAACAATTAACAACAACACAACTTGACATGATAACTGTTCCAGCAAACAAATCATATGCAATTACAAATATTTTAGTTTGTAATAACGGTTCAGCAACGGCGTCATTTGATATGCATCTGATCCCGCAAAGTTCTAGTTTGAGTAATACTGTAACAAGAGTTATTAACAACTTAGAACTACCAGCAGGCGAAACATTTACATTTGATAGTGAAAAAATTGTGTTAGAGGTAGGTGATAAAATTTCATTTGTTGCAGAACCTGACCTCGGAGCACCAAATGCTGGACTAACAAACTTATCAGCTACAGTGAGTTATTTGGAAGTATAACATGAGATTAATTAAAGCACAAAGTACAAATTTAAGAGGTATTTACTCTAAAGGAGTTAAGTATGATATTGACGATCAAGTAGTTGTTGATAGTACTCGTGCTATGAAAGTTCCAGTAGGAACATTAGGACAGAGACCAGGAGAAGCCGGAGTTGCTACGAGTTCTGCTGCTGGACAAGTTAGATATAACTCCACTGATCAACAGTTAGAAGCATATCAAAATGGTGCATGGAGAGAAGTGCGCTTTAAAGAACCTAATCAAGATCCAGGAATTGTTTGGCAGAATTTAGGTGTAGGTAACGCATTAGCAGACGAAACAGTTTTTGGCGAATTACAAAGTAACGATGCAGATTTTCCAGTTCCAGCAACTGCTAATAATATTATAGTAATGATTGAAAACGTAGTACAAATTCCAACAACTAACTACACAATACATCAAACTGCTGAAATTACATCAGGCGGCGCAGAAGAAGGCCCTAATCATCCTTATGCTGAAACAGGTTCAGGCTGGTGGATTAAATTTACAAGTCCAGTACCAACAGGCAAACCAGTCACTGTAATTCATAACCTAGACAAATAAATACATTGTCAAAGGAGAACTAGGGCATGGCAGAACCACAAAACGGACGTATCGGCGGCGGAGTATTAAAAGATAATTTAGAACGCCAGGGTGTTGATCTTAACTTTAAAAATACTAGCAGTAGTACTGCACTTCTTCATCTTGATGTTAACAATGCTAAAATTGGTATTAATAACGAAGCACCTACAGATGCTTTAACTATACCAACAACACTTGCATCATCTAATCTAATATCAACATATAATAATATTTCAAACTTCACTATTGATCAAAGTCAAATTGTGGCATTGGGCGGCGATGGATTTATTAACTTTAATGCTGCAAATAATATTTTTGCAACAGCAATTGCAACAGATGATTTAAAAATAGATTTTAATACTATTAGTACAACTACAACTGATACTAATATAGAATTACGTCCAAACGGCAACGGTACATTAAATATTAATAGTAATTGGAATATTACAGGATCTCTAAACGCAACAGGTAATATTCAAACAAGTGGAAATTTTACACTAGGTAACAATGACGAAGACAATGTAACGTTTGTTGCTGATATCAATAGTGACATTATACCAGATCAAACAAACACAAGTGATTTGGGCGGCGTCAGTAAACAATGGCTAAACATATATAGTACTTTACTTAATGGCGAAGCTGTTGCTGTTGATGAATTAATTGTTGGTTCAGGAGAGTCAAGTTTAGCACGTAGACAAGGTAATACATTTTATGTTAGTACATTAGGTAGTGATACTAATGTAGGCGACCACCAACACGGTGCATTTCGTACACTAAAACATGCACTTGCACAAAACGATGGAAGTACATCTGGTCCTACAGTTATTCACGTATTTCCTGGAGAGTACGAAGAAGAATTTCCACTAACGGTCCCGTCACATGTAAACATTAAAGGCGAAGACATAAGAAATACAATTATTAGACCAACAGTCGCTACGCAAAGTAATAATGCATTTTTATTAGAAGATGACGTAGTTATTGAAGATCTTACTATTAAAGATTTCTTTAGTCCAGGACATGCATTTAGTTTTACGTCTGGCGGCTTAGTAAACACACGCAGTCCATATATTAGAAACGTAACTGTTATTACAAAAGGCAGTGTAACAAGTGCAGATGATCCTAGAGGATTTGCGCAAGGTGATGCAGGCAAAGGTGCGCTAATTGATGGAGCAGTATTAGATAGTGCAAGTTTAGAAGCCAGTATGTTATTTCACAGTGTGACATTCATTACACCCGGCGTTGATTGTATTACAATGACTAATGGCGTGAGAGTAGAATGGCTTAACAGTTTTACATACTTTGCTAACAGAGGATTGTATGCCACACAAGGTGCAAGTGGTAAACTAATGCCAGACGCATCTATACGCTATGGTGCAGAAGTTAGATCAATTGGATCAGCATGTGTATATGGTAACTTTGGTGCAGTAGTAGACGGTGCTAATACACTAATGTATCTAATAGGACAAAACTTTGCTTATATCGGCACCGGCAAAGATGTAAGTAATGATAACACACTTACAATACCTAGTCAAGAAGTAACTGAATTAAATTCGGGCAGTATTGTTTTTACTAGCACCGACCAAAAAGGTAAATTTAGTGTCGGTGATAACTTCTTTGTAGATTTTGACACAGGCGAAACAAGTATTGATGCAAACTCAATTGACTTTAGTGGCATTGGCAATATAACTGTAAACAACGGTGTAGAAGTAACTTATATAGACGGCGAAAGAGTTGATACTGGAAATATAAGAATCACCGGAAATACAATTACTACACTTGATGGAGACTTAAATCTAAGCCCGCAAACAGAATTATTTAATACTGATAATAACACAGGATTAATAGTTAGTCGTGGCACTACTATGCAACAAAACAATGAAACTGCTGACATTAGATTTAATACTGATACAAATTTATTTGAAGGGTATTCTTCAGGAAATTTAAGTTTTGGCGGTGTATATTCAAGTGATAGACAAGACGGAGTTGATGCACACGATACTAATAATACAATAGTATTAACAGTAGGCGGAGTGCAAGTAGGATCGATCGATAGCAATAGTACAAATCTACACGGTCTGTCAACAGGCGATGTATTGTTTGACAATAATCTTGTAACAACAACACTGTCTAACTCAGATTTAGAACTTAGACGAACAACTGTTGCAAATGTAGTTGACGTGTTTGATATAGAAATAAAAGAAAATAACTTTTCTAATTCGAGTAACAACTTATTAACATTAAGCACTACGGCACGAGGATATGTTAAGTTTAGTGGTACTACTGGACTTGTTATACCAGCAGGTAACGATGCTGCACGTAATAGTACTCCGGTAACAGGAGAAATTAGATATAGTACACAAGCCGGCGCCGGTTTAGGATTTTTAGAAGTATATAACGAAACTGGCGGCGAAGATGAGCTAGGTGCATGGCAACGAGCAGCAGGCGAAGGCGAAGAAGTAACCGAAGATATTCTTAAAGAACTAGTTGATTTATACGTCCTTGTACTAGGATAATTTCCAAAAACGATAAATACTATTAATGCAGCGCAATGACCATTGCAATGCAGGGTCAAACTGTGGTTAACCAGCAAAGAGCCCTTCGGGGATGAGAATTTGGGCTAGAGGGACAGGATCCCCGTGTTGAGGAGCAAAGATGGCTATTGGTCGAATTAGTGGTCCGCTCTTAAAAGCAAACTTACTTCGTGAAGGAGTGAATTTAGCCTTTGAGAACGATTTACTATACTTAGATGTAAATAATAATCGCATCGGCATTAACAATGCTTCGCCCCAATACGACTTAGATGTAATTGGCACAACACGGGCACCAGCACTAGAAATTAGCACACTTGCTAATATTGGTAGCGTAAATATTACCGGAACAACAATATCAACAACGCAACCTACGCTTAATTTAGGCGCCGCCGATAATGTTATCTACCAAAACAAATTAACAATTGACAGTTTAGATTTAGAAAACAATGTCATTAGTTCAAATGAAACTAATGCAAACATTGAATTTAATCCAAACGGCACTGGCACTGTAGAAATATTTGCAGACACAAATGTAACAGGTAATATCACAGCAACAGGTAATATCACAGCAGATGGTAATATTACAATTGGTGATGCTGACACTGACAACATTACATTCAACGCAGAAATTAATTCAAACATTATTCCAGACGCTACTAATACATACAATTTAGGTAGTGTTTCAAAGCAGTGGGCAGACGTTAGAACACAAAACTTCTTTGCTGGCACAGTTACTACTGCTAGTATATCAGTTGACGGTGTAGATATTTCTCTACGTCAAGGCAATATATTTTATGTTGCTGAAAATGGTAGTGATAGTTATACAGGTGATCACCCTAACGATCCATATGGTTCATTAAAGTTTGCACTAACTCAAGCAACTAGTGGCGACACAATTCACATTTATCCAGGAGTATACCAAGAGATATTCCCAATGACTGTTCCTGCAGGCGTAACTGTAAAAGGTCACACTATGCGTGGAGTTAATATTACTCCAACTGCTGGAACGAATAGTAATGATGCATTTTTAGTTAATGCAGGAGTTACAATTGAAGACTTAACTATTTCAGGATTCTACACAGGCTACGCATTTAAGTTTGCACCAGGCTTTGCAGTATCAGGAAATAACCGTTCACCTTATCTTAGAAACCTTAGTGTAATTACAATGGGTAGTGTAACAAGCGCAGCAGACCCAAGAGGTTTTGCGCAGGGTGATGCTGGTAAAGGAGCGTACATAGACGGGTCCGTAGCGGGCGCTACAAGCTTGGAAGCAACAATGCTGTTCCATAGTGCCACATTTATTACACCAGGCGTAGACGCTATTACAGTAACTAACGGAGCAAGAGTAGAATGGCTGAACTCATTTACATACTTTGCTAATCGTGGTATTTACGGTGTAGATGGTGCAACAGGATTACGTGGCACAGGTAAGACAGCAGTTAGAGTTACAGGATTAACTGGCACTATTGTAGACACAAACACATTTAGTTATTACGACACAGATGGCGTAACAGTTCTTGCAACAGGCACTATTAATGGTGTTGACGCAGATGGTAAGTTTTATGTAAACGGAAACCTAACAGGATTAGAAACTGCTGGCGAACGTGGCGGCAAAATTATAACCAAGTACGGAACACCTACTACAGACACAACTGTTAAAAAGTTCGGCACAAGTAGTTTAGAACTTAACGGAACTACTGACTACTTAGGCGTTGCATCAAATAACGACTTTGGGTTTGGTACAGACGATTATACTGTTGAAGGTTGGTTTTATTTTAATAGTGTAGCTACTACAACAAATTTATTTGATTTTAGAGCAGGTGCAGGATCAGACGTAGCACCAGTAGTTTATATTGATGCAGGCGGCGAATTACGTTTTTATTCTTACAGTGCAGATAGAATTACAGGATCAACATTAACAACAGCAACTTGGTATCATATTGCAGTTAGTCGCAGTGGCAACGATACAAAGTTATTTTTAAACGGTGCATTAGAAGGAACGTGGACTGTAGCAGCAACAGATTACGATGTTGCAAAACCTCTTATAATTGGTGCACGGTGGGATGCTGCAAATAAACTTGACGGTTATGTAGACGACTTTAGAGTTACTAAGGGGTTAGCAAGATATACTGTAGGCTTTGTTGCTCCTTTATCAGAATTTGTAAGCGACAACGATACTAAACTATTATTACATTTTAATAATGCAGTTGACGGTGCAAGTACATTTATAGACGATACTACTAACTCACAAGATTTACGTTTTAGTAATGGAGCAACAGCTACATTCTGTACATTAGCAGATCAAACAGAATTTGGTGCAGAAGTACGTGCAATTGCAAGTGCTTGTGTATACGGCAACTACGGTATTGTGGGTGACGGTCCTGGTGTACTAATGTACTTGATTAGTCAAAACTTAGCGTACATTGGTGTAGGCAAAGAAATTGACAACGACGAAACTAGTGTAATACAAGCAAACGAAATTGTTGAAACAAACAATGCACAGATAAGATACAGTAGTGTAGATCACAAAGGCGACTTTAGAGTTGGTGATTTGTTTTATGTTAATCAAGCAGACGGAACTGTAGACTTTAGTAGTTCAACATTTAATATTAATACATCTTCTGGTATTACAATTACTACAGGCGGAAGTCAAACTACTATTACTGGCGATAAAATTGATACTGGTAATTTACGTCTAAGCGGCAACACTATTGAAAGTTTAAGCGGCGACATTAATTTAGATGCAGATAGCGGCACAGTTAGAATTAATTCATCAAGTGCGTTACAATTGCCTAAAGGTGATACAGCTAGTCGTCCAACACCAGCAACAGGTATGATTCGTTATAATACTGATACAGCATTGTATGAAGGTTATGACGGCAACTGGATGGCACTTAACGGTGTTTATGATTTAGATTTAGACACACGTATCACAGCAGAACTTACTCCTGGCGCAAATGATGGAGTAATTAGATTCTACATTCAAGACAGTGTAGTTACAACAATTGACGCAGATAAGTTAACTACTCCAAGAATCGAAGTCGATGATATAAGTATTGATGGAAATGTTATAACAACTGAAACTGTTAATACTGATTTAACATTGAGTGCAAATGGCACGGGTGAAGTTGTTATAGATAATTTAGCATTTAAAGATTCTACGATAACTAATAGAGAAGTGGACGGAGTATTAAACTTCCAACAACAAGGTAGTGGATACTTTAAGATTGAAGGCACAACTGGATTTATTGTTCCAGTTGGAAATAACTTACAACGTCCTGCATCAGCATACCGTGAACAAGGAATGGTACGTTATAATACAGAACAAAGATATTTAGAAATATGGGACGGATTTAGTTGGGTATCTGTTGCAGGTGCAACAGGTTCTATTAGTTTTGCAGCAGCAGAAGATCTAGCAATTGAATACGTATTAACATTAGGATAAACAGATGGCAACGCAATTTAAAAACAAAGTAGTAAAAGAAATAGGATTACAAAAAATAGTCGCAATAGAAACTGACGCAGCTACAAGAGCTACTATAATTGGCATGACATTAACTAATTTAGTAGATTTTATTGTGTATGCTAGCGTCTTAGTAAAAGCAGATGATAGTGTAGAAGGATACTTTTTTAAAGATGTTGTTATCCCGCCAAATAGCAGTCTACATGTACTAGCAGCTGGTGAAAAATTAATACTTGCACCAGATAATCAGCTATATATAGTAGCCGATCAAAATGATGCATTAGACGCAGTTATAAGTTACGTAGATATTGTATAAGGAATAAAGATATGTCAAATTACACAGGAATGTCACCAGACACAATGATGGGAGCAGTGCCCAACAGATTCTTTTACGGATTGCGCAGAACCGATAACGGAGAATTGTTTGTTGTTAAATCGGATCAACTAAAAACTGATGACGCTCATACAGTTACAATCAACAATCCAGGTGCACCTGAGGATAACTTTCCTAACTTTGAACAAGGACAGGACTTTTATGAAGGCAGAGATGTAAATCATAATCTAGTACATGTAAATTTAAACTACGAACAACTTCGTTGGGATGAAAGAAATATTTCTTACTATGTAGACGATGATGGAGAATTAGTAGCAAGAATAAACCATACAGCTACGTATGATGAAAATTCAAGCACCGACGGACTTGTAGCATACAATAAAAACGACTACGACATTAGTGTTGCAAGCGGCACTAATAGTTATGGTACTGGCAACAAATATTATATCGAACGACATGACGGTGCAAGCCCAACTCTTAATTTAGTAGAAGGCGAGACATATATCTTTAGACAAGACGACAGTTCAAATGCTACACATCAATTGTTGTTTTCAACAACTCCAAACGGAACTTGGGGAGGTGGTGTAGAATATACAACAGGTGTTGCTAAAGAAGGCACAGCTGGAAGCCCAGGTTCGTACACACAAATAACTATAGCAGCCAATGCGCCAGTATTATATTACTATTGTATAAATCATAGTGGTATGGGCGGACAGGTAAATACAATTACATGATTAGTGAACAGGAAAGATAATGGCAGACTTTTTATTAGATAGAATTAGATTTAAATGGGTATCCGGATGGGTATCAGGCACTGTATACACTAAAGACAATGTACTTTACTATAAAGGCAGAGTTTATGTTTGTTTAGTTGGTCACACAGCTGGCGCAGATATTAGAACAGACATTTCAAAATGGGAATTAATGTTCGACGGCCAAGAATGGAAAGGTAACTGGGCAGCAAATACTGCATATGGCATCGGAAACCTTGTAAAATATAACGGTTATATTTACAGGTGTGTATCTAACCATACTAGTGTTATATTAGATAATTTAGGATTACCGAACGATTTAGCTCATTGGACTCTTCTTGCCACAACATACGATTGGAAAAATATTTGGTCCGCAGGATTTAATTATAATCTTGGCGATGTAGTTAGATATAACGGCATTGTTTATATTTGTTCAACAACACATACAAGTGCAGTATCTGCTGCTTTAGGGTTAGAAGCAGACCAAGCTAATTGGAATGTTGTAGTTACTTCTGATTATTGGTCAACTGATTGGACAATCTCTACTAGATATTTAGTAGACGATCTTGTTAGATACGGCGCCAAAGTTTATAGATGTATTACAGGACATACAAGCGCAGCAACAATTGTATTAGGTTTAGAACCAGATCAAGCTAAATGGGAAATTGTAATATCAGGATTAGAATATAAAACTGACTGGGTAGGTAGTGTACGCTACAAAGTTAATGATATTGTTAAAGTAGATGCTACCCTTTATATATGTACAATAGCTCACGAATCGACTATATTCGAGAATAATATTGCTAACTGGCAAGTGTGGATGCCAGGCATTGGGTATGAAGAAATTTGGACAAATAATACAAATTATAACTTAGGCGATATTGTAATTTATGGCGGATATACGTATGTTGCTATACAGCCAAATATAAACTCTGAACCTAGTGCTACAGGATTTCAAAAAGGTATAGGTGCGTGGGATTTACTTAATACTGCATATAAAGTTACAGGCGAATGGAATGTCGGAACCCAGTATAAAACCGGCGACGTGGCCAGGAATGGTGGATATCTGTATATCGCATTAGCTGACAATTTAGCAGCATATCCTGATACTAGTATTGCATCCTGGAGAATTGTTATTCCAGGATATAAGTTTAGAGCAGAATGGATTGACAACGAAACATATTATCCTGGAGAGATTGTTACATATTTAGGCACTGCGTACACTTGTATAACACGACATATTTCTACAGCATCTGACTCGAGACCAGATCTTGACCAAGAATACGATCAAGAAGATTTTTGGGCATACGTGTCTAAAGGAAGTGTAAACAATGTATTAGCGCAAGTAGGCGATACTAGAGTTTACAATTCAGAAATAGTTAGACTTGGTATTGGACTTCCTGGACAAGTAATTAAAGTAGATGCCAATCTTCCTACGTTTAATAATTTTGGAGTAAGTGAGAAGGTATATTTTGTAAGTACAAAAGGAACTGATGCAGCAGGTTTTGGCCTCACAGCTAATGCAGCATTTAGATCAGTTAAGTACGCTTGCGACTATATTGCTGCAAACACTACAGAGAGAGCACCTGCTACAGTTTATATTACAACAGGACTTTATGAAGAACAAACGCCTATTAGTGTCCCAGCAACGGTTGCTCTTGTAGGAGACGAACTTAGAAGCACTATAATAAAAGCAGCAACTGGATATACATCTAACGATATGTTTCTTGTTAGAAACGGCAGTGGCATAAGAAATATGACACTACAAGGATTAACAGGAGTCTTAGGTAGTCCAAATCAATATTTAACACAACGACCGACTGGTGGCGCATATGTAAGTCTTGATCCAGGTGCTGGTCCAACTGACACAACTGCTTGGATTACTACCAAATCGCCGTATGTGCAAAATGTAACTACATTTGGAACAGCATGTATCGGAATGAAAATTGATGGGAACGTACACGATGGTGGCAACAGATCTATCGTTGCTAACGATTTTACACAAGTAATAGACGATGGCATTGGAGTATGGGCAACAAATGGAGGTCTAACAGAACTTGTAAGTGTGTTTACATATTTTAATTATATTGGCTATCTTGCAGAAAATGGTGGAAAAATGCGTGCCACAAACGGCAACAACTCGTATGGAACTTACGGCTCGGTTGCTGAAGGCGTAACTGTTGGCGAAGACCCAATTTTAGCTAATATTGATAACAAGTCAAAAGAAGCCGAAGTAGGAATAGTTCATAATAACGGCAACGAAATTATGGCAATAGCTTATTCAAACGCTGGACAAACTTACACTAATGCTACATTTACTGTTGCAGGATCTGGCGCAAACGCTAGTTTGACAATGAGTGATTTTAGGGATGGAGCAGTAAGTAATGTAAAAGTTGCAACGTTGGGAGATAGTAGTATTCCGGGCGGATTAAACTATACATCAATCGTTGGCGGAGCCCAAACAGGTGATACTACAAGTATAACACTTGATAATGGAGACTTACAAACAGATGCTGCAAAATATCAGGGACAACTACTATTCATAATCAGCGGCGACGGCCTTGGACAATATGGTGTTATCGATACATATACACCAGGAACTAAAGTAGCAACAATAGTAAAGCACAGTGATGGCACAGCAGGTTGGGATAGAATTAGCGATAACTATGCTGTTGCTACTGAATTAAATTTAACTACACGATATCAAATTGAACCTAGACTTGTATTTTCAGCTCCTGATTCGGGTGTAAGAGCTATAGGTCGAGCTGTTGTTGAAAGAAGTAGAATTACTAGAGTAAATATTTATAATCCAGGTTCCGGATATACAACTACACCGACTATTACTATTACAGACAACGAAGCAACAGTTGATGCTCAGTTTGACATATCTGTACAGGATGGGGTCTTAGGATTGCCGACTTATGTAAATAGGGGCGTTGGCTATATACGATCAACTGCAACGATTACAGGTGACGGAAGTGCAGAAAATAGACAAACTGGTGTAGACGTTAAAATTAGTAATTTATCACGGTTACCAGGGCCGGGTGACAACGTATCAATAAACGGAATTGAAGAAGTAGTTTATAAACTTACTAGAATAACGGATGTCACAGGAACTGAACCAAATCTAAGTGCAACTATTAGACTATATCCAAGTATTGGACAAGAAGAATCGCCAGGTGATAATGAATTAATTACTATTAGACAAAATTATAGTCAAGTACGATTAACTGGACACGATTTCCTAGACATTGGTTCAGGAAATGTAAGCAGTACTAGATATCCACAATTATATCTAGACGGCGTTGATAGTTTAAATACTCCTCAACAGCAAAACGAAGTTCAAGAAAATGGCGGAGGTCGAGTATTTTATACAAGTACTGACCAAGATGGTAACTTTAGAGTTGGTGAACTATTTGAAGTTGAACAAAGTACAGGTATTGTAACCATCGATGCTTCGCAGTTTGATTTAACTGGACTTACACAACTTAGTTTAGGCGGAATACAAGTAGGTGGTAGTGCTGTTGTTATTAAAGAGTTTAGTAAAGACGGAACGTTTATTGCAAATAGTAATAATATTGTACCTACACAGGCTGCTATTATAAAATACTTAAATAGCAGAATTGCCGGAGGTAGTGCAAATGCCACAACTAATAAATTAACTGCTGGACAAATTATAGTTCAGTTAAGTACTATTAGTTCAGCTGGAACTGAAATAAACATTCCTGTACCTGTAAATTTCACAGGCGGAATCACAGGGGGCGATATGTTAGCAATGCAATTGTTTGCACATCGTTCAAAAAGATAAATATATTAAATAGAGCGGAGTTTTAAATGGCTGAATTTAAATTAGGTAGAATTAGATTTATATGGAAAGGTGCCTGGACAGGCACAACTGTATACTACAAAGACGACATAGTAAAGCATGGAGGTAATACCTTTGTGTGTACTTCAGGGTATACAAGTTCAAGTAATTTTGATACTGACTTTGCTACATATTGGGATAAACTTGCCGACGGACAAGAATGGAAAAGTGATTGGGCTGACGCTACGGTTTACAAAATAAACGACATTGTAAAATATGGCGGATATCTTTACGTTTGTAATACAGCGCACACTGGCACTACATTACTTGAAAATGATCAGTCTAAATGGGATCTTTACGCTGAAGGGTTTGATTGGAAAAATGCTTGGGTAGCTAGTACACATTATAAAGTAAACGATATTGCAAAATATAATGGTATAACTTATCTATGTATTACAGCACATACTAGTGCTGCATCAGATGCATTAGGTTTAGAAGCAGACCAAGGCAACTGGCAGAAATTTACTGACGGCCTGCAATGGCAGGGCGACTGGGCTATTGATACTAGATATCGTGTAAACGATGTTGTCAAGTATGGCGGACAACTTTATGTTGTTAATACAGGACACACTAGTGCTGCAACAATTACATTAGGTTTAGAAGCAGATCAATCTAAGTTTGATTATATGCATAAAGGTATTGAGTACAAAGGTATATATGCTATTGGCACACGATACAAAGTAAATGATGTTGTTAAAACAAGCGGCGGACTTTGGATATGTGTAACACCATATACTAGCCGAGACAGAATTAGTCAAGACCAATCAAACTGGGCAGAATTTGTAGAAGGCCTAGAATTTGAAGATAGTTGGGGTCCTGAAAGAAACTACGAAGTAGGCGATATTGTAACCTACGGAGGATATTCTTATGTTGCTATTACAAATAATGTAGGACAGCGTCCAACTGACAATGCAGATGATTGGGATTTATTTAATACAGGTTTCCGCTTTGTTGGCGACTGGGGTGACGATAGTTCACTACAAGATTATCTAATAGGCGATGTAATTAGACATGGCGGATTTACATATGTAGCTATAGCTGATAGTAATAACCAAGAACCACCGAATGTTGCATATTGGGATAAACTCAACGAAGGCTTTAAATGGAAAAACACATGGGCTGACGCTACCGAATATGATTTAGGCGATGTTGTTGTATACAATAGCAATTCATATGTTGCTGTTGCAAAACACACATCCGACGAAACTGTTGCGCAAAACAGACCAGATCAAGATGTAGACGGTTCTGAATGGAACTTAATGGCAGGCGGTCCTGAAAATAATGTAATGACTACTGACGGCGACATGGTTTACTATAGTGGCTCAGGTCCAGCTAGATTAGGCATTGGTGAAATAGGTCAAATTTTACGAGTGAATGATGCAGCCACAGCACCAGAATGGGGATTCTATGGCGCTATTGATAATGTTGTATATGTTGATACAAACGGTTCAGACGGCGCAGCACCTAGTTTTGGCACTACAATTGACAGACCGTTTAAAACTATTAAGCATGCTGCATACAACATTGAAAATGGTTACTTGCGTCCAAATGCACGTAAACTAATTGAAATAAACAGAGCATTTCTTGCAGACGAAGCAGTAGAATGGGTAGATGCACAAGTTACAGCAAATGCCGGAACTCCATTTACTAGTTCGTTTACTTATGATCAAGCGGCTTGGAGAACATACTTAGGACGCTTGGTAACTGCACTACTTTATGATTTAGGTCATGGTGGTAATGAAGAAGTACGTAAGCTAACATTGGCAATTTATAACGCAGGCGAGGTTACAGGTAAAACAGCAGAATTTGTAGCAGCAATAGAATATTTAGAAACAGTTATAGATGCTGTAATAAGTAATGTTGCACCGGCATCCACATTCGGATCATTAACTAGGCATACGGATGCAGCACTTATAGAAGAAACAGGTGCGCAAGGTATTATTGGCAATCTTATAGACATACTTACAGCTACAGTAACAGCAGGCGTTACTACTAATGTGCCTGCAGAATTACAACCACAAAATACTATCTTTGTAAAAACTGGACAACTTAATGAAGTACTTCCAATTGTAATTCCAAAAAATACAGCAGTAGTTGGAGACGAATTACGCTCTACTAGAATTAGTCCAGCTGGTGGCTTAGTAGCAGGATCAGATGTAGCATATAGTTTAGATGGTATTTCTAGATTGCAAGCAGTTATAAGTCTTGCTGTAACAGCACCTGGAAATATTGTTAAAACTTCAGGCAACTTATTAGACCCTGTTACAACTCACGTAGTTGGCGCTGGCGCAGCAGGTACTGCTGCTGCTGGAATTGTACAGGACATATATGATCATATTGACTTTGAAATTAATGCTACAGGAACTAAACCAACACTAACAGGTACAATGACAGCACTAACTTCAACTGATTATACATATGCAGTTGAATCTATTGAAGCAAATAGAGAATTCTTAAAGGCAGAAGTATTAGCATATATTGCAGATACTTATCCTTCATATGTTTATAACACAGCAGCTTGTGCTAGAGATGTTGATCGTTATATCGACGCTGTACAATATGACCTAATTAATACAGGAAATTACAAAGCAATTAGAGCAGCATCAGCATATGTAAATTCAGTATCAGGCTCAATAGACAAAGATATGTTCTACTTACGTAATGGCACTGGACTTAGAAATTGCACAATAACAGGTCTAACTGGTACACTGGGCGCAGCAAATGCATTAGGTACCAAACGTCCATCAGCAGGCGCCTATGTATCACTTGATCCAGGTTTTGGAACAGCTGATGAACACGCTTGGATTACTAATAAATCGCCGTATGTGCAAAATGTAACTACATTTGGTACAGGGTGTATTGGACTAAAAATCGACGGTGACTTACACGGCGGCGGCAACGACTCGATTGTTGCAAACGACTTTACACAAATTTTAAGTGACGGTATTGGCGTATGGTGTACTAACTTAGCAAGAGCAGAACTTGTTAGTGTGTTCTCATATTATGGACACATTGGTTACTTATCAGAGAACGGTGGTAAGATTCGTGCTACTAACGGTAACTCATCATACGGTGACTTTGGTACAGTTGCAGAAGGCGGCGACAGCACAGAAACTGCTATAACTGCAACAGTAAATAATCAATCAACCGAAGCAAATGTTACTAATGTATTAACAGACGGAAATAATGTTCTTACTCTTGAATATGCAAATGCTGGTGTCACGTATACTGGCGGTGCTACAACTATAACTATATCCGGCGAAGGATTTGGCGCAGCAGTAGGAACAGTTAATGTTAATAACGGCGGTGTGTACGAAGTTAGACTAACTGATCCAGCAACAAACTTTGGCGGTGATGGATTTGTAGATGCAACTAATACTGGACAAACTGGTACAGCAACACAGATTACATTAAGTAACACCGATATTAGATCAAGTGCTGCATATGTGGGAATGGCTATATGGATCGTAAGTGGTTCGGGCGCAGGACAATATGGATATATTGATACTTACAATAGTGGTACAAAAATTGCAACTGTTAAAAAACAAAGCGACGACACTGCAGGATGGGATCATGTTACAGGTGTAACACCGCTTGTTGCATTAGACGACACTACTGAATATTTAATTGAACCAAGAGTAACATTTAGTGGCGGCGGCGTAACTGCTTATGCTGATATTGCTAAAGCTCGTGCTAGAGTATCTGATGAAAAGATTATAGAAATACGTATTTGGGATTCAGGCAATGGATACACAAGTGCGCCTACTATGACAGTTACTGATCCAAACAACACTGTGGAAGTTCCGCACTTAGTTAGAATTGGCGACGGAGTATTAGGTCAGCCAACGTGGACAAATAGAGGTACAAACTTTACAACAGCACAAGCAGAAGTTGCAGGCGATGGATATGCAGACTTGTACCAACCTGGCACAACTATAGTAGTTGCAGGAATGAGTGCAATACCGCAGGCAGGCGCAAACATTGAAATAGCTGGAATAGCAGGCAAATATTATAAACTTGTTAATGTTAGAGAATTAGCTGGTGCAGGGCCGTATACGGCAACATTACAACTATCACCGACTATTAGTATTACTGAAGCTCCTGAACACAACGAAGCAGTAGAAATGCGCATACGTTATAGTCAAGTACGATTAACTGGACACGATTTCCTAGATATCGGCACTGGTAACTTTGCAAATACTAACTATCCAGGTGTTCCTTTAATAGATCCAGATCCGCTTAAAGAAACAAACGACTTGGGCGGCGGCAGAGTATTCTATACAAGTACTGACCAAGATGGTAACTTTAGAGTTGGCGAATTGTTTAGTATCGAACAAGCAACTGGTATTGCTACTCTTGATGCAGATGCATTTAATATTAGTGGCTTGCAGGAATTACAACTTGGTGCAATTAGCTTAGGAGGTACTAATGCTACTATTACTGAATTTAGTGTAGACGGAACGTTTACTGCTAACAGTGATAATATTGTACCAACACAAAAAGCAATTAAAACTTATATCCAATCGCAAATTGGCGGCGGCGCAGGTGAGCTAAACGTAAACCAACTTACTGCTGGTAATATAAGAATTAATAGTGATACTATTACTAACACACTAGGTGAAACGATAAATATAAATACTAGAACTAACTTCACAGGCGGCATCAAAGGTGATCCTGTTGCAATGAATATGTTCTTATCAAACTAACGGAGAAAGTTTAAAATGGCTACAGGAAAATTAGGCGCAAACGATTTAGCTGCCACAACATTAACTACAGTATACGAATGTCCAGCGGCAACATATTCTGTAGTATCAATAAATATATGCAACAGAGGAACATCGACAACTGGTGTCCGAATTGCAATTGCAGATGGTGATACTCCAAGTGCAGCAGAGTATATTGAATACGATACAGAAGTATTTTCAAAGAATGTACTAGAGCGTACTGGAATCGTACTAGCAGCTACACAGCGTATTGTTGTTTATTCTACACAAGCATCTGTTAGTGCTGTGGTAGTAGGTATTGAAACTGTAGCATAAATACATATAATAAGAAGAGGATTATTAATTATGGGAAGATATATAAGTAGTGTTGCAGGTACAGCATCAGATATGACATCAAATTTCGCAAGTTCGAATAGTACTAAAAACGGCGATGGATTTCTTACAGCATACCAAGCTAACGATATAACTTATTCAAATGTCACATATTCAAGCTTCAATGGCGGCGCAGCACAGTACGGCGGCACGTATATAGGAGTAGCTGGATGGACCGAAACGAATAATCTAACTAATCAAGCGCAAACGATTACAGTGAACTATGATGCCGCGACAGGTGAAGTATCAAGTCTAAGCATAGCATAATAGGAGATTAAAGTGGCAGATCCAGCAGTATATAATGCAGTACTAAATGAAAATAAATGCATACAATCAGAAATACAAGACGCAGCACTAGCAGCAGCAGAAGCTGCCTTAGCAAGTTGTCCGGCAGATTCGGCAAATTGGGGACTGTTACCGTTATTAGACTCTCCGACTGGATGCTTATGTGTTACTAACATGAGCGGCCGAGGAGGCTGTGGCGTTGGCTGTACATGGACAGTACCAGCAGCTACAACAAAAGTACAATTCCAATTATGGGGACCAGGTGCTTCGACAATGAATGGCATGTGCTGTGCAGGCTCACCTTACGGTCAAAACGGCGCTTATGCAACAGTTATTATTGATGCTAATCCAGGAGATAGTTATACATTATGTGCAGGTTGTGCGGCATGTTGTTACGGTTATTGTAGTCAAGGCTATATTGT